CTCCTTTGAAGGCACACAGAGGTAATCCCCGGCGAAACGTGTAAAAAGGAAGAGGAATTGTGTATCCAGAGTTTATTGGGACGGGTTGTGTGAGATATTTGCCTAGAAGGTTTTTTAGAGCACCTTGTTTTCCAGTAGGAATTGTCAAATCAAAAAACATTTCAAGATATTCTCCATAAATACGTTCAATGAGTTCTGATCCAATGTACAACTCGACGTACTGAATCATAAGAGTACCCACAGAATCAAGAACTTGAATTCCCGAACCAAAATCTGGTGGAAAAATTTTAAGGTATGCGTTTGTGATGAGATCTCCTGCACGTGGAATAACAAGAGCTCTTTCTGAACCAAAATTTACAGTGTTATTACCTGGAAATTGGTTACGGATAACACGTGACGCAAACAAGCTTTGCCCTTGAAATTTCTCCACAAAGTATGTCACTTCTGGGTCTGAACTCAAATAAATGTCTTCTTGACCAAGAAATGATAAACTGGCACGCCCGGCCATCTCTATTACACGGTAAGATTAATAATCATTCGAGTTAAACATAAGTCCGGCTATACCGTTCTTTATTGTTAAAACATTGTAACTTATTCCTATAACCCGAAACTGTTTTGTACTCTGGTACGCCGGAGTATTCAACTGCAAGTAAATATCACGTATACGACTAAAGTTTATTTGTCCAAAAGGTTTTGGAGAACTTGGTTCAGTTGTAAATGTATACATGTAGTAATTTCTTGTAGGATAGTTTGTGTAATGGTTAAAAGGTTCTATAGAGTTGAGGTACAGTGAGTCTGTAACGTCTGACGTAAAAGCTTCTGATGAGTTGAATGTCAGGGCGAGACTATTCAAGTTTGAATAGTTGTAAGGGTAAGGAGTTGCATTATCGAGCTGAACTATAAAAAAGAGTTCACGGACAGGATTTATAAAATTAAGCTTGAGAATACCTGACGTAAACTGTGCCGGAAGTTCATATATCTGATACTGACACTGCTGAATAAGATATTCTACTTTAGAGTTTTGAAACCAGTTAATTTCGGGTTGAGCAAGGTACACGTACTCTGTGATAATTGTAGCAGTCAAGGGACTAGTAATATTACGTGTACTAACTGCTGTCAAGTCTTGTAAATTTCTAAGCGTGACATGAACTTCGACATCTTGCCGGCCAAGGGCTGCAAGTGGAAGTGCTAAACCCGAGTTTTGATAAAAGTAAAACGGAAGGTTCACAAAATATGTTCGGCCAGGTGTATAAATTTGAGTTGCGGTATCGTACTTTCCTGTAAGCAATTTGAGACCAGGTTGGTTTTCATAAGGAACATACAGGTCGTTGTACAACTCTATAAACTCACCTGTAAGTGTTTGTATCGTTTGACCTCCAATTACAAGGTCTGCACGATTAATTAACCAAGTTCCAACAGAATCGTAGTAATTGTAACTCACAGTCGGAATAACATTTGATGCAACCGGGTACACACTTATGTACGTATTTGAATACACATTTGTTGTAGAACCTTTTTGATCAGTCACGATAGTAACAGGAACATCGGTTGCCGTTTGTGTTACACGGTAAGGAACAGTCATTGTAATTTGTGGAAAGAGTCCAACAACATCTAGCGTGTATTTTGTAGAGCCAAAAGATACACTTAGAACATTTTCAGATGTTGAAATAACTGCAGTAATCATATACGTTGCAATGTTTGAAAATTGAAGATTTCCTGTAGCCGGATTAATAGAGATAATTCTAGAATTTGTTCCAGAAGGTGTACTGAAATTTGTGTTAAAATTCAAGGGAGTATTTGGGCCACATGCTTGAACTTGAGTAGAAGGTTGAAATAAAATTCCGTTATTTGAAAGGACAGTATCATACCCAGAGTAACTTTGTGCACTCACTTGTGTAACAACATAATATGAGGTGTTAAGTATACTCGTAGCTACATTTGAGTACACATTTGTATAGTATTTTTGATTCGTATTTGTGACAACTATAGGCATTGAAAATGCAAAAGTTGGATCACGACCAACAGTTGAAAGAACAGAGTACGAGTAATCAACTACACTCGAAGCACCTGAAGTGTGCCACACGAGAACATTTGACACATATGCCGGTCCAGACGTTTGATCAAGGTACACAACCCCTGAAATTAACCAAGTTCCCGTTGAACCAAATGTAAATGAAGAATCTATTCCAAGAGTAACTGTTGTATTTTGAGGAGTTTGTATGTTTCCATAAAATGGAACAATTGTTGTTGTTGTGGCTGAAAGTGCGATGTTACTTTTAAACATGTACAAATCATCGACAGGTGTTACGGTTAAATATGAATCAGGTGTAAATTGTGTTACGGCTGATGTAACTGTTGCATAGACATAGTACGTATTTGCAGTATTTGTTACATTAAGAGGCATCAAGAAAGGCATGGATGGGTCGGGTGATACACGAGCATCACAACTGTATGCAAATTGAGGAACTATAGGCACTGGTGCAATTGCTTCCTGCGTGTCTGAACCATATGAAAGGTTAAGAATAGAACCAGTTCCAAGTGAAAAACCTGCACGTATCATGTAAAAACCTAAATTAGTAAACTTCAAACGTCCGTTTGTAGTTACTGCATATGTCGATACAGTATCTTGATTTGACCATTTGTAAAAATTAACAAATTGTTGTGCTGTACCAGAAATTGAATACGTTTGACCAGGTACAAGTGCCAAAAAAAGACTTGTACGTGTATTTACTGATGGTAAACCTGTACTTCGAATCCAACCAGCCTGTTCAAGTGTAAAGTCAGAAGTTTTTGCTACATATGAGGTATAATTTGCAGTTAAATTTGAAGGTGCTACATTTGGCGTCAAGTTTGATGATGAAGAAACTGAAAGATTGTAAACTAAGTTTGATGAATTTACAGGTGAAACTGCACCGAGCTTGGGATCAAGACCCCAGAAAATACCATTCGAACCGTCAACTTCTAAGGTTGCGCAGTTTGAAAAAACAAATTGATTTGTTGCATTTGAGTAACTAAAGTATTGTTGTAGTTGTGTACTTATCCATGAAGACTGATTATATGTAGAATAGTATGTTAAACCTTGTACTGGCAGTGCATAATATCTTCCGTTGATGAGAATATGTGGATCATTTGTGACACTTGCAGGTGTAGGCCATGCCCAGAAGGTTCCTGGATCGAATAAAGGTGGTAAATTCACCTTGAGTGTAAGTGCTCTTACAAGATCTCCTTTAAACGGAATTTTACATATATTTTCTTGTCCGTACACAACTTGCTGGTTCTCAAAGGGAATGTCGTAGGCTTCAAGCACAAAGGGTGTGTGACGTTTGTAAACACCGGAAAAATAGGTTACTTGTGGTGAACCTGTAAGGTACGCATCCTGTTGTCCGATTGCAGCCAACTGGATATACCCAGCCGACATTCTACTACATCCGAAGATCTTATTTTAGAAACTGCGCCTCAGTCTGTTTTCATTTTTAACATACTATCATAGGATGAGCCAACTTCAGCTTCGGAAGTTTGACCCGAGTAAAGTTGCTGATGACAAGGTGTGTGTATTCATAGGAAAACGTGGAACTGGAAAATCAACTCTTGTGACGGACATTTTGTGGCACAAGAGACATATACCTGCTGGAATAGCCATGTCTGGAACTGAAGACGGAAATGGACACTACAAGCAATTCATACCTGATATATTCGTTTATGGAGATTACAACCGTGAAGGTATAGAGAAACTCTTAGAAAGACAAAGACGCCTCGTGCGCCAACTCGGAAAGGACAGAGCTCCTTCAGTTTTCTTGCTCATGGATGACTGCATGTACGATCGCTCATTTATGAGAGATGACTGTATGCGCCAGTTGTTTATGAACGGCCGACACTGGAACATATTCTTTATGCTCACGACCCAGTACTGTATGGACATGTTACCCTACGTCAGAACAAATATAGACTATGTCTTTGTTCTCCGAGACAATGTGAGGCAAAACCGTGAAAACCTGTACAAGGCTTTTTTTGGAGTATTTCCAACCTTTGATCAGTTTTGTCAGGTAATGGATGCTTGTACTGAAAACTACGAATGTTTAGTGCTTGACAATACAAGCAAGTCGAATAAGATTTCAGACTGTGTGTTTTGGTACAAGGCGCCTATTCGAAAAAACTTTCGAGTCGGTTCAGCTTCGTTTTGGCAGTACCATCAGCGTCACTACAACCCACGAGCTTCAAACCCAGTACATGAACCGAAAAGACGAGGTGAAACAGTTACTGTGAAAAAAATGAAATAACATTTTCACACTATGTTTTAAATGGTCATGACCTATGATCCAAATGTAGACACAATTATTTCACCAATTGAAACGAATTTAAATGAAGAGCTTGCTCAGGCGGCGCTCCAGAGGCAACAAATGGGACCAGAGCAGACATCTGTTCCATCAGGTCTTGTTGATAACAAAAAAGGATTACCCACCGGACTTTTAAGGATGCCTTTAAATCCACCTGAAAAAAAGGTTGAGGAATCTCAAATGGCAGATTTCGCAACCCCTATTGAGGATGTCATGCCCGGTCCAGGGCAGATGATGCAAGATGAGGTAATGGGTTCTCCATACCAGCAAGTTTCTCAGCAACATGCGAAAAAGACATCCGGTGGCGAGGGTGATGAGCACCAGCGTTCACGGAGCAAGAACCCCCTCGGACTCAAAGATGAACAGTATCAGGCTGTCCTTGCCGGTGTTGCCGCCGTCATTGCCTTTTCCAAGCCCGTCCAGGGAAAACTGGGGGAGATG